ACCAAATCTGCTAAAACAGTAGAAACATCTCCAGAGGAGTAACACCATGGCTACCAGCACTTACCTTTCAAACCCATCACTTACTGTTAATGCAGTTGATCTATCAGATCAGTGCACATCAGCAACTCTCACTGTCAAGTTTGACGCTCTTGAAAGCACTGCCTTTGGTGGTACTTCTCGTGTTTACACAGCAGGTCTTGGAGACCATGAACTCACTGTTGAATTGTTTATGTCCTATGCAGCCTCAGAGACTTACGCCACTTTGGCGGCTCTTGTCGGCACAGCAACCACAGTGGTCATGAAGCCAACTTCAAGCGCTGTCGGTGCAACCAACCCATCGTTTACTTTGACAGGCACATACCTTGAAGCATTGCCAGTCATTGACGCAACACTTGGAGAACTCTCCAGCATCTCGCTGACATTCCGTGGTGGCACTTACGCTGCCGCTGTCGCATAACAAACCAAACAAAGGAAACCCGACATGAAACTAGAACTTCGTGCTGACACAGGCGAAGGCCCATTTACAGTAACCACTAACCTCTGGTGCGTTACACAATGGGAACGCAAGTACAAGACCAAAGCATCTGACATGGCTAACGGTATTGGCATTGAGGACTTAGCCTTTCTGTGCTGGGCTGCTTGCCAAACCCACAACCATGTCGTTCCGGTGGTCTTTGATGATTTCATTAAAAAATTGGTCAGCCTTGAAATCGTAAGCGAGGACACTGACCGCCCTTTCTCCGAGGCACCTACCGACATTCCCTAGCGGCGGTGCTAATAGCCACAGGGTTTTGGCCACATGAGATAGAGTTCACCACTGACGACCTCTCGACAGTCATCAAAATGATTAACGAAAGCCGTAAGAAGTAATGCCCAATGTTATTAAAGTTGAAGGACTTAAAGAGGCTCTTAAAGAGTTGAACGACATTGACAAGAAACTGCGCCGCCAGATCACTCGTGACTTTAAGAAGATTGTGCAGCCAGTTCTAGGCAAAGCAGAATCTATGTTGCCAAATGAACCACCACTGTCTGGGATGGCTCGTTCATGGATAGGCAGATCAGGCACAGACATCATGTCTTGGAATGACGCTTTAGTACGCAAGAACCTTAAAGCCTTCACCAGTGGCAAGAAAGTGCGTGACGCACCTAGCGGCTTCAGGCAAAACCTTGGGGTATTTGGCATCAGGTGGCTTGGGCCTCAGGCTACTGCTCTAGATATGTTGGCTAATGGCGTGATGGCTGAGAACCTCACAGACCGCTTTGGGCCACCTTCTCGCATTATTTACAAGGCTTACGAGGCAGCCTCTGACGAGGTAGAACAGCAAGTCAAAGACCTTGTGAACAAAGTAATGAAACAAACAAACAATGACATGAGGATTTAATGAGTGTAATTCTTAACATCGTTTCGGCCTTTGATGAGAAGGGAATCAGAAAAGCCCAGAAGGCTTTTGCCCAACTCGAGACCACAACACAGAAAGCGTCTTACGCCCTTAAAACTTATGGTGGCCCGGCAGCCACGGCAGCCATTGGTGCTGTTACTACTGAACTGGTGCGTGCTGTTAAGGCAGCCGCCGAAGATCAAGAGAGTCAAAAGCAGTTAAAGATTGCGCTCGAGAATACTGTTGGCGCTAACAAGTTGCAGGTTGCTGCCGTTGAAGATTCAATAAAATCGCTGATGTACCAGACGGCCACGGCCGATGACGATTTAAGGCCAGCCCTATCTAAGTTGGTCAGAGCCACACAGGATGTCAGTCAAGCACAATCGTTACTAAAACTGGCATTAGACATTTCAGCCGGTTCTGGTCGTGACCTTGCCAGCGTCACAGGCGCATTGTCTAAAGCAGCGATGGGCAGTTTCTCTGCACTTACTCGTTTAGGTGTTCCTCTTGATCAGAACGCTCTTAAAGCCAAAGACCTTGATGGTGTTCTTAGTGGTTTGTCATCTTCGTTTGCTGGGTCTGCACTAAAGAGCGCTCAGACTTTTGAAGGCCAAATGAAAAACCTAAAGATTGCTTTGGGCGAAGTTGAAGAAAATATTGGCAAGCAACTAATTCCTATTCTGAGCGACTATGCAGCAGTTCTTGTGAGTTTGACAACCGATACAGCCAACGCAGAATCATCTACAAAAACATGGTTTGACCGTCTGACAGCAGGCATTGGTTATCTGATCTCTAACACTCCTGCACTTGGGCCTGCACTCAAGGCTCTTGGGTTTGTTAATGACAAGATTCGTGATCAGGCAGAGGCTCTAAAGCAAAACAGTCAAGTAACCAGCCGTGTTACAAAGAATTTTAGAGACTTGACGCTGGTTGAAGAAACTAAAACCAAAACCACCAAGAAATCAACAGATGCCACAGATAAAGCCAGAGCGGCTGCCAAGGCCTACGCCGAATGGCTTGCAAAGTGTGAGGCTGCTAACGCCAAATTAAAGGCTGAAATTCAAGACCTTGCACAGGCTCTTCGAGACAAACTTAATTTGCAATTAGACGACGCCACCGACAAACTTCAAACCGCTCAAAATACCTTTGATGATTTTGGCAAAAGCGTAGGCACCGCAATCACTGATTCTTTTAACTTTGGTAGCGCACAATCAGAAGCATCGGGCAACACTTCTGACCTTCAGGCTGCTCTAGCCAAACAAGCAATAGCCCAAAGGAAAGTCAATGACGCACAAGCCTTATGGAACGACTTCAAAAGTCTTGATAACACGGCTGCTTTGGCTGATGCTACTTATGATCTTGCCGATGCCAGTGCTGAAGTAAGTGCTGCACAAGCCAAACCACAAACCTTCTTTGACACTCTGACCAAACAGGCTGAAAAGGCTAAAAAATTTGGCGAGTTAGTAAGCAGGCTCATTGCTGCCGGACTGTCAGAAACTGCATTGTCTCAAGTCTTGGCGGCTGGTGTTGATGGTGGAACTGCTATTGCTACCGAGATTCTTGATTCGGCAGATGGTGTTCTCAAAGCCAACAGGCTTACACAGGCAATGAGCGATCTTGCAGACAGCATGGGTAAAAAAGCAGCAGGGAATTACTATCAGGCAGGCGTAGATTCGGCCACTAATTTCCTCAAAGGAATAAAAGACACCATTGCAAAGACTGAGATTGTCCTTGCCAATCCAAACTTGACGGCAACAGATATAAGCCTTGCTGAGGCTGGAATATTCACTCCAGAAGATTTTCAATCCATTATGAGCAACCTTGGAAATCTAAACTTTGGCCTGCCTTTTAATGTTGGCGGCATGGGCATTGGAACTTTAATGGCCGATGGTGGCATCGTGACTCGTGCGACCAGCATTGTTGCCGGTGAGGCCGGTGCAGAGGCAATCATCCCTCTCGACCGCATGGGTGATTTCGGAATGGGTGGTGCTACTAATGTCACTATCCATGTGAACGGCGGCGACCCTAACGCTGTTGTGGCTGCTTTGCGCACTTACATGTTGCGTAATGGTTCGGTGCCTATCACGGTGAGTGGCTGATGACTGCTCAAGTTTGGACTGTTTACATCAACGGTCAAGTCGTACCTAATGTGCAGTCAATGAATATCTCGGTAGGTCGCCAAAGTGTGCAAGACCCTTTTCGTGCTTCAACGATTAGTGTCACCGGCAGAGATTTAAGTACTTTTGTTAAGCCCATTATTGGCTGGCAAATCTATGTTTACTGCAACTCAACGCTTATCTATGACGGCCGTGTAGCCGACTGCTCTATTGAGTACGGCATTGTTGCTAGTGAAGATAGTTGGACTGTGCAAGGTGAGGATGCCCTTGCCGATGCCGGTCGTGCAATTACTACAGTTACTTGGGCTGCCAGTACTGCCACCTATACGGCTGCTTTTAATTCTTGTGCTGCTACTTCCGTGGATATTGTTGCTTTAAACGCTGTTGCCTCATCTTCCCTCTGTTCGCCACAGGCTTTTGTAAGGACAAACCTTTTAAGTATTTTGCAGACCTTGGCGATAACTGAACAAGCAAGACTGGTCGGCGTAGGTCTTACAACTATTGGCTGGATTGGCAGGGCTGGCGCAACAGGTGTCGGCTATCTGTATGACTTCACAGATGGCACAGTTGCTACAAGCCAACCAACAGCCAACTACAACGCTGTCACTTTTGCTTCATTTGCTGACAACTTTGCTAACAAGGTCGTCATCAGCCCGTCAGGGTTGGCGCAGGCAACCAGCGGCTCAGGCAACTTTGTGCGTGAGTTTGGCTCATACGACATCTCTGACACCCAAGCCACTAACCTCGCCGGCTATGTCCGGAACACGCTGTCTGTATCCTCTACGGTGCCTTCGTCTGTGTCGTTTTTATCTGAGGCTGAGTCGTCTGCTACGGCTATTACTGGTTTGGCTTATTCAAATCTTGGGGCAAGCCTTGGGGTGATTCTTAGGGGTACGAAGTACAACTGCATCATGGAAGGCTTTACCGTTAGTGTGACGCCCGAGTATGCCCGGGGCACGGCTTACTTGTCGTCTGCTGAGGCTTATTCGTTCTTGACCTTGAACGATGCTGTTTACGGCACACTAGACAATAATAAGTTAGGATTTTAACTATGGCTATTTCATCAACCTTTGTCACGGGGCAGGTCTTCACAGCGGCCGACGCTAATTTGATGGCTAACTCAGGGCTGGTATATGTGACTAGCGTTACCGCTGGCTCGGGTGTTTCTACCGTTACTGTGTCTTCTTGTTTTAGTTCCACTTACGACAATTACCGAATAGTTGTTTCTGGTGGTACTGCTAGTTATTCAGGCAATAACACGAACTTTCAATTAAGTGGCATCACTGGAAGCACTTATCAAACTGCTGGTTATTTTGTTACTTACGGAACGGCTACGGTTTCGGCTTATGCACCTGCTGCAACTACTTCATGGCTAATTGGCTTTTTTGGGGTAAACAACACCTCAATCACAATGGAGTTAATTAACCCATTTGTTGCAAAACATAAAGGTATGAACACTCTTTCAGGTGCCACATTTAATTACAGTTTTACTGGTCAATGCACATCAACCACATCAGCCACAGGGTTTACCTTGGCAATAGACTCCCCAGTAACTTTTACAGGTCAAACCGTCACCGTGTACGGATACCGAAAGGCTTAACCATGTCAAAACCAAAAGGCACATTCCACGACGCCATCACAGGCGAAACCACAGAAAGGGAACTAACCGATGAAGAAATCGCATCACTTCCAAAGGCAACAGATGAAACGCCTACTGCTGATTAGCGCCACCCTCATCACCCTCACAGGCTGTGCAGACCGTGAACGCCTCAACTGCCCACCAACCAAAAACAAAGCGCTCTCAAGCGTTCCTGACACAATCTCAACCGACACAACCACAGCACCCCGATACGCAACAGGAGCAAAATGCCGATGAAACCAGACAACAGACACAGCAACGAAGAAATCAAAGCACGAATCGTCATGATTGTGGCCATCGGACTAACGCTTTCATTCGTAGGTTCAGTCTTTACAATCCTCTACGGACTGCTATTTGTGACCCAGCCTGAAAAAATGGCCGAACTAGACGCTGCCCAAATATCAGTGCTTTCTAGTATGTTGCTTACATTGTCCGGCGGCCTTATTGGCTTGCTGGCAGGCAACGGCCTCAAAGACAAACCGAAAGACCCACCAGCACCATGATTACCACAAACCAATACACAGTAGGCGTAACAGCCGTCAAAATTGTCCCATCACATGAGGGCTATCGCATGGTCTCTATTCATCAAAACGCCGGCACCATCTATTTAGGTGGCACATCAGCAGTCACAACTTCCACAGGCTTTTTACTTGATAATGCTGCTGGGCCATTAACCATTCAGGTTGGCCCTTTAGATGAAGTATGGGCTATTGCACTCACAAGCCATACCGTCACTGCATTAATAAGCATCTAATGGCTGCCAGACCGTACAGGTACTACCCAGCATGGGATGGCAAGACAACCCAGCCGATCACAGCCAAGTGCCTAGAGTTATGCCAAAAGCGTTGGAAAGTCACCAACCTTGGCACCTATGTAAATCGCCCTATGCGAGACAAACCAAACCTCAGCACTCACGCCACTGGCTACGCCATGGATATCGGCCACAGTGACATCAAAGTGCTTGAAGCCATCTGGACATTCTTCGTGACTAACTCACTGGCCTTAAAGGTACAAGAGGTGCATTTCTACAAGATGCCCGGCACCAAATATGGTGCTGGCTACCGTTCAAGTAGGGGCGAGTCGTTGGCAGGGGTTGTCAAGTACAAAACCAAAGAGGAAAGTGCTGGCACAGGCGGCCTTTGGATACATTTGGAATTGGAAAAGCAAGATTTGGAACATTTTGAGGCTGAGTTTAGAAGGCTCAAGCCAGAATAAAAAGAACTCCCAGCCACTGTTTGAGCGGTGCTGGGGCTAGGTGGGGGGCGGTAGTTTGTTTCCATTGGCGAAATCCCCCACCGACTTCTCAAAATGTGTATAGTGATTCATAGCCACTCAAAGGGTTTTAACAAAGGAAATATAAAATGTCACGCATGAAGGATTACCTCTTAGAGGATTTACCACTGTTCAGGGCCACAGACCCAGACACATCACGCCAAATAAAGCCAATCAGGATAAACAGCCATCGTGGAATCCTGCTTGCGATCTACGCCGGAAACATCAGCGGCCTGACAGACGAGGAAGCAGCCAACATAGCCGCTGCACGAGGCCACACCATTAACGGCTACTTGAAGCGTTGCGCCGATTTGCGCACTCAAGGGCTTATCCACGATTTAGGAGTCCGTAAGACCCTCTCAACGGGCTCTCAAGGCATGGTATGTGCCATCACACGCTTTGGTCTTGACATTGCGACCGGTTGCTATGACTGACACACAATTCATTTACAGTTTCATAATGGGATGGGTCTCTTGCTGGCTATGGCTCAAAATGATGGCCAACCGCCCATGATCAAGACTTATGGCTACCGTCAGTTAGTGTCTCAGGACAAGTTAATACTCGTTCAAATCTTCACGGATTTGAAAACAGGCGAACACCTAAGAACCACAGTGTCACAAAGAATGTGGCCGTTCTTAGATTGGTTGCCGGCAACAGAAGTAGAGAGAGTTGTTTAAGAAACTCATGGCACTATCGCTAATCCTCGCCCTATCCACCCCAGCCCACGCAAGTGCGGCTACTAATTCATGCCCTAAATGGGAACCATTACTCAAGCAATACTTTCCTGCCAAGGTCGTGCCCGTGATGAGCAAAATTGCCTACCGAGAAAGTCGCTGCACAGAGCGTGCTCTTTCGCCAGTTCGCAAATCCACAGGCCGCCCAGATGTTGGCCTGCTTCAGATTCAAGGCTCTTGGGCTACTGTGACACGGGCTGTCTGTAAGAAACAGGATGTAGTAAAGGCTCTGCTCAACGCTGAGTGCAATGTCAAGGTGGCTAGATACCTCTACGACAATGGCGGCTTAGGTCACTGGCGAGCAACATCAGGAAAATAACAAAGGAAAACCAATGGAAACATCAAACGGCGAACTAATCGCCAAACTAACTAACCTGAGCCACAATCTGGCTTTAGAACTACGCTTCAAAGAGTCAAGCCTTGTGCTTGAGGCTGTTGGGGCGCTTCATGCCATCCCATCACTTGCTGAGAAGTTACGAGACTCTTGGCACCCATCACTTAACACCAGTGGCCCTTCCAAAGGCTTGTCGTACCTCTCGAGCGTTAAGTTGGCTGACGATGAGTCTTGAGTACACCCACAACGACGATGTAGCAGACATGATCTATGCCAAAGAGCAAGAAATTAAACTGCTGAAAGAGGCTTTGCAGCGCATTGAGACAGAGTTAAACCGCATAACAAATGAGTATGCCCGTGGCCTTTGATCTAGATTCCTATGAGCCCGTTGCCAGTCGAATAAGCAAGTTCTATGACGCACACCCTGATGGCCGCATCATCACAGACTTAGTGCACTACCTATCAGATGTTGCTGTGTTTAAGGCAGAGATTTGGATAGGCGATGTGCTTGTCTCCACCGGATGGGAAGAGGAAGTTCGCAACTCATCGCATATAAACAAAACTTCTCACCTCGCTAACGCAGAAACAGGGGCCGTTGGCCGAGGACTTGCTAACTACAACCTTGCTGGTAGTGACCCATCAAAGCGCCCAAGCCGTGAAGAGATGGGCAAGGTACAAAGGATGCAGGGCGAGACACGCATCACTGAGCCTTCTAACTTGCCTTCTGAAAAGCAACTGTGGCTATACAAAGCAGAATTGAAAAAGGCAGGGCGATTGCCGCCGACAAATATCGGCACTATGTCTAAATATGAAGTCTCAAAAGCGATAGATGCTCTAAAAAATAACGAGCCACAAGAACCAATTTACGACACACCAGAAGAGCCGTTTTAAGTGTTAGACCTCTTTAGTCTCATCATCATGCTTAGTGCTGTATTCATGTGCGGTTTCATGCTCGGCAAAGACAAACGATGATTGCGATTAGTGAGGCTTCGTTCCTGCAACAGGTCAAGGCTCTTGCTTACCTTCATGGCTGGTCACTGCATCACTCGCAGCCGTCAATGACACGCACCGGGAGATACATCACAACAGGTTCAGTTGGCTATCCAGACATCTGCATGGCACATCTCGAGCGTGGCCTGATCTTCGCTGAACTCAAAACCGAGAAAGGTAAAGCATCAGAGGCACAACTGCATTGGTTAAGAACCCTGCACCCCCACGCCGAGTGCTACCTTTGGAGACCATCAGACTTAGACTTCATAGCCCAAAGGCTCTCCCAATGCTGATACTGGCATGGTACGCCCTACTCATCTCTATTGGCATTGCCATCATTCAAGGCTTACGCAAGTAACAAACCCTTACAACTGAATACGACCAAGGGCCACATAGGGGATTGCACTCTGTTGGTATGCATACTACGGAAGTAGGGTCGAGCAGTGCGCCCAGCCTCATGTGATGACTCAAGTGAAGTGATGCTGGTATCAGTCACTGTGCAGCGTTCCCTAACGACACAAAAGGCGATTGGTGTTCCACCCTAAACAGTCCGGCAGCCAACAGCACACTGCTGTGAAATGTGGGGGGCACAAACACCCGAGACCGGAACACGCCCGAAAGCAACCGCAGCGAAGCAAGGGCGCTAGTAACATCAGCAACATGACATCCCCATACAACGACCCCATCTACAAAGCCAACCGCAAACAAATCCTGAGCGATGGCAAAGCAACCATCTGTGCACTATGCGGCAAAGCAGGAGCCAACACGGCTGACCACATAGTTCCGCTCATGTTCGGGGGCGACAACAGCATCGACAACCTGCAACCTGCCCATCAGTCATGCAACTCACGCAAAGGCGCAGCACAACAAAACAAAAGAGCAGCCGCACAAAACCTGAAGCGTTCACAGACTGACACGCCACCGATTACGCAAGAACCACAAAAAAACACCGAAAAGGACTTTTTTATGGGTAAACGGCAAACCCCGACCCTTATTTC